GTCACATCCGGAACTTTTGGAGGCTTATGAGGATATGAAAGAAACATGTCTTCATAATCGGCCATCTGTTTACTGGGTCGATACAATGAAAGATGAACGAAGACCAATTGCAAAAGTTGACGAGGGTAAAACTCGTCTCTTCTCTGTAGGAGAGATGGCTTTTACAGTCTTGTTTAGACAATATTTCATGGGATTTATCGCACATATGATGAAGAACAAAATTCGTTATGAATCATGTGTTGGTATTAACCCATTTGATCGCGACTGGACTCGACTAGCAACCGGACTCAATGCAGTTGGAAAGAAAGTGATTGCCGGAGATTTTGCTAACTATGATGGAACATTGAATGCGGATCTACTTTGGAGAATGCTTGATGTCATTGAGGCTTTCTATGAAAATAGTTCAGCTGAGGACAGAATGAGGAGACGATCTATGTGGTGTGAAATTGTTAATTCAATCCATATTAACAGTGATGATGTTTACTCATGGACGCACTCGCAACCTTCTGGTTGCCCAATGACAACTATTCTCAATTGTGGGTACCATTCAATTAGTGCTAGATATGTGTTTCTTGTGTGTGCTGCAAAGTACATGCCTGAGCTTGCATCTCTCAGATATTACAATCTCTTCGTGAGACATTTTAATTTCGGAGATGATGATGCATGGAACATTTCTGATGCTATTATCGAGTGGTTTAATCAAGTGACAATCACTGAGGCCTACGCAACGTTTGGTATGGAATACACAGATGAAGCAAAGACTGGAGTGATTGTTCCATTTCGTAGTCGAGATGATATCAACTTCCTCAAACGCACATTTCGATGGGATGATGTGCAGTGTCGCTTTCGGGCACCACTTGCACTCGAAACTATCAGAGAAATGGCGATGTGGAATAAAGGTACCATCGATCCTTTTGACCTAACAGCTGAAGTATTGTGCAATGCTGTAGTCGAGCTTGCACAGCATGACAGAGAGACTTTTGATAGGGAACTACCTGCGTTTGAAAAAGCAAGGCGAATTCTCTCAGAAAGAGTATCTGTCAATTTTGAGACTTACGATGATTACCAAAGGATTGAAGCTGTAAAGTACTGTTAACCTCATATAAAAGTTGTACCATAATCGTTGGTCCTAGTAAAGAGTAGTTAACTTTGGCCATCTTCGGATGGCCACGGCCTTCTTCGGAAGGCCAAAGGGGGACTTGAGGGTTTAATTCCAGCAATTTTCGAATTGATGCACAATAACCAAAAGCACTGGTATTTCCTCACCAGCCTCCAACATAGGTAGTACTGCGCTACCTTAGACAGCAATGTCAAATGCAGGGCGAGTCATGAATTAGGGATTTTATTCTTGGCTTATAATCACTTTATCCCAACATCAGTGTATCATTCATGGATTCACAAAATAATACTAACACCTATATGGCGAGTTCGTCTGCACTCGAAACAACGCAGACAGCACCTAGTGAGGGTATGCAAGGATTGCATGCCGAAGTAATACGTCAACAGGAGACTGTTCGTTTTGAGGAAGATGGTGTGGTTGCTTCGTTGGAGCTTCCTTCCATCACTCCGATTAACGATTATCTCTCTACTGCTAATGATGGTTTGGTCAACGACATAGTCGGTTTTCTATCACGTCCAATTCCTCTTGAAGGAATTGTGTGGAAAGAGACTGATAATGTCGGTGCGGAACTTATCAATCCTAGTTTTGCGCAACCAGGAAATGAATTGCCAAGAACATGGATTGATATTCCGATGATCAATCAAAAATTGCAGGGTTTCACGTTTCTTCGATGTGATTTCCGTGTTAGGGTTCAATTCAATGCACAACCGTTCAATGCTGGACGTGTTGTTCTATGGTTTAGTCCTTTCACAATCAACATGCCACACACTAATAATCAAGTCACTTCAACCTCACACTTCGGAGGTATCACTGGATATAGACATGTCGATCTCGATCTGTCAACATCGACTGCTGCAGAACTTGTTATCCCATATGTTGGCCTAGTTTCACACTACAATACTATTACTCACCGATCTTTGATTGGTAGTTTTAGATGTACTGTGTATTCAAAGCTTTCATCTGGGGCATCAGAATCGCAGACGTCAGTTGACGGAACGGTATGGATCAGTGCTGAAAACATTGATCTTCAAATGCCTACTGGTCTCGTGATGCCTGCTATCCGTGTTGTTGAAGGACAAATGAAGAAAGAAAAAGAACAACCTGCGAAAGGAACAATCGAAAGCATCGCCAGCACGACTTCTACAATTGCAGCTGCAGTTGGACGAATCCCTGGACTTGCTGAAATTGCGAATGGTGTTCAGTGGGCCGCAGATGCTGTTGCAGGCGTTGCAGGCATGTTCGGATGGTCTCGACCTACCGACCCTAGCTTTGCGACAATTGTACAACCATCTTTGGTTCGTCATATGACGAACTTCAATGGTGACACTAAATCAAAACCACTCGGTCTGGACGCACGTAACGAAATTTGTGTGCCTTATCATGCTTTTGCCACGAAAGATGATGAGATGGCATTGGCAACAATTCTACAGAAACCGGTTTACGTCGATCGATTCACAATGGATCAAACTCAAATCAGTGGCACAACCATTTGGAGATGGCCTGTAGTTCCTAGTGCTTGCACGAAGAAAATTGCAGCTTCACCTTACGAACCAGGATTGATTTTCTTTCACACTTTTGCTAGTTATCTCTCTCGTATCTTCGGCTTTTGGCGAGGAGCTTTGAGATATCATTTCAAGGTTGTGAAGACGAATTTTCATTCTGGTCGTATTCGTGTGTTCTTTGTCCCTATGGCTGAACTTGGATCAGATGTCACTATGATTGATTTTAACAAATGTTATAATCAGATTTTTGACATCCGTGACACGGCAGAGTTCGAGTTTGAAGTTCCTTATGTATCTAATACACTTTGGAAGAAACTCGATCACAGTATTTCTACAATCACTCCGTCAGCAGTCTCTTACGACAGGCCTACCGGTATGATTTATGTACAAGTACTGAATCAGTTGAGAAATCCATCGATCGCCTCCAACACAATTGAATTTCTAGTTGAAACTAGTTGTGGTGAAGACTTCCAATATGCTTTTCTCACTGAGTCTGACGTAGTCAAACCGATGATGATCAGTCATGAACAGTTCGAAGGCCATATTACATCAAGTGATTCCGATCGCTATGTACGAAGGGTCAGTGGACAAATGCAGTCTTTCTTTGAAAGCAAGAAGATGAAGGATTACAATCCAAACATACTCGGTATGGGAGAAGCAATCACATCTTTGAGACAATGTCTCAAAAGATATGGACGATATAAGGCGATTTTGCCGGCTGTGACAGCTGGCAATCTCAATATGATTCGTCCATATGACACCAATGACAATTTTCAGAATTTTATTAGCGTCGAACTAGACCAATCGGGTCCCGTCGACGGTTTGTATAATTATGTAAGTTATCTTTATAGAATGGTCTCAGGAAGTATGAGAATGATGTTCGTACCAGCAGGAACAACCCTTGTGGATTTTCCTGATGTGCGACTTCGGCCTTATACTACTGATATGCATTCTATTACCCAAACTACTTTCGAAACAGTACAACCTATCACTGATTGGCCTGGAGTCGAAAATAGTGCTCCCCTTGTAAAATACATTCCTTATATTGAGGGAACTCTCGAAATAGATGTTCCTTTCTACCAAGAAATTCCAGTTCAAATGACTGCTGTTGGAGAACCAATTGCAGCTGATCCTGAAGTCGTTGGCGCTGAGCAACCGTATAATTATGGTACCGAAATCGGTATTAGTAATTCTATGGACTGTGAAGTGTACAGATCTATTGGAGAAGATTTTTCATTCGGATACAATATCGGAGCCCCTCTGGGATATTATCCCTTCCCCGCACCCTAAAGGTGTTGTCGGAGCACACATACCATGTGTTATGTGTGTTGCGAGACTGAGCGCATAGCGTCTGTGAAAGTCAATCTTCGGATTGTAAATTTTACCTCCAGTTGGGAGGGTTTTAGATCAGAGTGCGAATCAGTCGTACAACACTTGCGAAAGAAAACGCAAGCCAAAACTTTGGTGGCTTTAAGAGTTATTTTTATATTAAATTATTATTTT